TGCCGCTTCGGTGACGCCTCCGCCACCTCCCGCCATGCGCTGAGCGCCAATCTCACTGATTTCTTGCAGCTTACGCCTTACGTCGGCGTCGATATCAGAACGACTTTTTGCGCCACCACTAATAGATGCAGACTCCAGGTCGGCCTTAATTTTTACAGTAATGCTGCCTAGCTTTTGCCTAAGATCAGTCTTGAATTTATCAGAAGCAGTTTGCGAAACCGGTTTTAATCCAACGGGAAGCAAGATCTTGCCGCCTTCTGTCATGACACTGCGATAAACACTAGAACGAACTTTGCGAGCCTCTTTCTGTGTAACGCCGTTTTTAACGCTAATAGGAATCTCAATTTTATTTTGTGTTTCTAGCGCTGCAAGCTGTTTCCTAATGTTTTCAATTGCACGCGGAAAACTATTAATATTGCCGCCAATTTCAACGCGATAAGTACGGCGTTTAATGGCTGCCTGTAAATTATTAAGTTCAGTATCTAACGTTCGCCTATTAAACTTGACATTGATTTTTGGCGCAAACTCGCTCTGAGCTATATTTGTAAGCTTCTGAATCTCGCTGCGAAAGCCGGTAAGATTTAGGGATACTTCAAGCCTGAGCTGAGGAGCGGCCATATTTACACAGTGGTCCTATTCTTCGTAGTGTAGCTACTCACTAGATTGTTCACGCGATGAAGCAGTCTTTAATTCATCAACAAGCAAGGCAATAACTCGTCCATCCATCTTCCTGGAGCGCATTAAACGCTTTAATACTGCCAAGCTTTCATCAGACAGGCCATTCTCTTTCTTGATTTTTTTAGTGTCAAACGGCAGGAAATCATCAACGGAAACCCTGGCTTTCTTGCCGCCAAGTGCTCCTACTACTACAGTTCCAAGCTTTGCAGTGGAAATGCTATTGATATTGTATTTTGTGATGTCATGCTTTTCTAGCCACTTCAATGCAGTGATCACGTCCTGCACGCGCTGTTTGCCGAAACTACTTCCTTCCCATCGTCTATCTTTTAAGTCTGACGCATTGAGACGAAAATAAATTTCGTCCCATTTTGTCAAGCTCTTAAGAAATTGCCGGGCTTGTTTCTCTAGTCGTTCGGCAACGCTTCCTTCGTCCGGCGGGGTGCTTTTTTTGCTTGTCCTGCTTCCTTCGCCTCAGCTTCCTGCTCGCTCATGATGAATTCCATGCCCTTAGCAATTACTCGCCGCCCCATGGTTTTAGTGTCTTCAATGGACCAGTCATCAAGGGGTAGCCATTCTTCGCCAATAAGTCCTTCCCCACGGCAACGAATGAATACGGTGACCATGCGTGCATTGCCAGTTTCAACGCTACCGCCACTATTAATCATGCCAAGTGTTTCTTCAGTGAAGTCACTGAGAAGCTCCATTTCGCTCATGTCAGCGCCACCCTGCAGCAAAGCGAATGCTTCATCAAGGGGAATGTCTTTGGCCGTGGCAATACGCTTAGCTAGCTGCACTGCACGAATAGTGGCTTGGCTTTGCGCCTTACTTAGCTCTTCTTGTTCAATGCCTTCTGCAACAAGCCAGCCGCCATGCTTACGCAGGCGCACTTTAGGCGTGAGTTCAAAGAACTCTGGCTCTTCGCTTTGAAGGAGGAAACTATACTTGCTCATGATCGAGAACGTTCAAGATGGCGTTGAATACCTTTACCCTTTCGCTTTGAGAACGAAATTCCTTCGGCACTTCAACGAGAAAAGAGTGATCTTCGTTTGCAATTCTAATAGTCTCTTCTGGGAATGCCATAAGGCAGAGGATGCCGGTTTCAATGCTCGCGCCTTCGTAATGACAGTTAATGGCATGGCATCGTCCGTCTTTGCTCCATAGATAATCAATTTGCATTGAGAGCCGTTAATTTTGCTTGCACTCTATCCAGTAAATTCAAGCCAATGTCGCTCATGAAGGAAAACTTTGCATCAGACACTTGGTCTGTAAACTTGCGCGCTCTAATATTACTTCCCCCGCCTTCGTGGACATACCATGCGTATTCTTCTGGGGTTTTTGCGTTGTTCTTGGCATCCCAGTGCCAATTTGCTTCGGCTCCGCCTGTCCCCGCTGTAAAATTGTAGCTTTTAATTCCACTTTCATAAAGCTTGCCCAAGTCATAAATGTCACGAAGCTCTGGGCCCACTATTTCCCTGTTCTTCCTAAAAGTCACAGCCTCGTATTCCCATTTTTTATCTCCAAATTGCGAGTCCCAATGTTTTTCATTGATTTCCTCTTTGGTCCAGTCTTCAAAAGCCTGGAGAATGGCTTGTTCAATACGCTCTATGCCAATAATTTTTGCGCTGATAACTGCCATGGTTACGGGCCAGGATAAAGACGACGAATGGTCATATCAGGAATAATAAATCTGCAGCGTTCGTAAGCAATGTCATCACCAGGAGTGAATCGTAAGGCAGCATCAGGAAAGCGCCTTACCATTCTGTCCATTGCTTCTGAAATTTCCTTTCCATCAGGATTGTATTGAACAAGCATTACTTCCCACTGCTGGAGTACTTTGGCAATGCCCACGCCAGCCCCTGTCACCAACTCAGGATACTGCCGCATTGTCACCTCTAGGCCCGTCACCTTCCATTCTGTTGGCACGCTTTTCTGGCCCACCACGTACACGGCAGGAATGCTCGTGCCATTTGGGAAAGTGTAAGAGCCAATTAAATTAGGCGCCCCTGAAAGTAATTCAACAATGGTCTCCCGAAGCTGAGTAATGTTCACAATAAAAAAGCCTCCCCGTAAGGAGAGGCTAACAGAAAACGACGAAACGAAGGCTCAGTTAGGAGCAGTCGGGATGATGCTGCCAGTGCTTTCAGCGTTCTGATGAACACCAATGCGTCCACGGCTCATAAGGTCGAAGGTCACTTCAACGAGGTTGTCAGCAGGATAGCTCTCGTTGTAGTTCATCACGCGGCCAACGTAAGCCACGCGGTCGTAGTAATAAGTGGTGCCACTAACGCCAAGTTGCTTGTTGATTTCAACGTACACTTCAGCATTTTTGTCGTAACGAGCAGCAGCGATCACTTGGAAAGCTTCGTCGAAACTATTGGGAACAAATACCGTGCCGTCTACGTCCTTCTGGAAGTAGGAAGTAACGGAAGCAGTGGCTGCGCTGGTAACGATCACGCTGTCAGAGAAGCCACCGCCGCCAAGCAGGTAGAATTCTGTGTTGCCATCGTTGAAAGCAACAGAAGCCGTAGTGGCTGCTTGCAGCGTAAACAGAGTAGGAGCGCCGCTAACAGTGAAAGTAGCGCCGGATTGAGTGATAACTGGACGACCGCTAGCGGTGATAATAGAGCCAACACGTACAATGACGTCTTGGCTCTTAACCAGTTCTGTGGGGTGGTAGAGCATGAGATTGCCTCAGCAATGGGAAAAGAGAAAGTGGTTAAGCGTCAAACGTTTTGTACGCTTCCTTTACCAACCAGTCTAAAGATGCCTCTGATCGGTGCGCCTAAGAACTGCCAATAGTGTTCAGCAATTTGTTCATTAGGCAATAGCTCAAACCGTCCTTCCCTTCCATTGATGGTGGCAGTAGCAGAACTACCAGGAGTGACGCCAGAGAGGGCTAGAGGCCCCGTTAAGCGTCCTTCCATGTACACAGCCGTATTATCAGCACCAAGCAGATAATCGTACTGTGGATTACGTTTCTGCTTCAATGTGGCATAGTATGTCACGCCAGTAGAAGTAGGAATGTAATTGCCAGTGCCTGAGTCAACGACGTAACCAGAAGCCACTGACCACGAAAGCGTGGCATTAGCTAAAGGTAAGAGGACGTTCGTCATGCAACAAAACCAATGGTGAAAGAACCAGCGACGGTTTCAGTCATTCGTTTGAACTCTTGGCCATATTGTGTGGCCTCCAGTCCCTTGCCATATACCTTGCCGTCTGTGGCACCAATTTGAATGCCCATTTGTGCAAGTTGAATGGCAATGATATGTGCAGCGAGATGTTTTACGGCACGATCAGTTTGATCTCCAAAAACATCTTCACTGGCATCCGCTGTAGCTTCAGTGATTGCCCCGTTTACGATTCCCGATGGATGGGGCGTAAATTCAGGGAAACGATCAAGGAAAGTTGCATAAGTAACAGTCATGGTCAAGCCCTTCCTGCCTTAATTGCTTCTTGACGTTTTACGATGGCATTACGAACCCTCACGCGGCCTTCGATTTTCTTCCATGACGCCAGTTGATCCAGGTCATGAATTACTTCAATGGTCCGAGAGGCTTCAATGATGGGGAGATTAGCAAGAGTTTGCACGTCATGAGGAATGGTTTCCACAGTCGGCTGTTCCCTTACTTCTTCAATGGCACCAATGGTCATCAATCGCTTAACGGTTGAATTGTCACGGGCTTTCTTCCATTGATCTTCTGGCACTCCCTGGTTAAGACCAGGCGCCAGTTGAATCATCCCTCCATCGGTGATGATGCCGAAGCCACCTTCACGAGGCGGATTTTCAAGCTCAGGGCGATAAGCGATTAACATTTTGTGTTCAATTAGAACTGTCAATTAGCTTAACGCCCATTGCTTGTCTAGGCTCAAGCCGAAGCTTGAACGTAGATGACGCTCTTGGGATAGTACAGAGCCACACCACCCACGCGAGCGTGAGCAGGGACAATGAACTCAAGACCGCGCTGCTGGGGCGGGAAAAGCTCCAGGGGTTGGGGGATGTGCAGTTGCACTTTCTCGGGGTCACGCTTGTACACAACCATGCGGTTAGTGTTCAGAACGCTGTTGCCTGCATCCAACTGGTTGATAGGCTCAACGTTACGGATGTAGGGGTTGGTACGGAGGAAGTACTCAAGCACAGTCACGTCCGAAGAATCGGAGTTGCGAGTGGTGCTGATCTTGTTGTAGTCCTCGTAGGCCAACAGGATGGTGTCGGGCTGCTCCTTCATGTTGGAGGCGTTGATGATGGCGCTAACGCCATAGTTCAACAGCTCCAGCATGTCTTGAGCAGTGCCACTAGCAGTAGAGCCAGTGAACCAACGGTCAGTAGCGATAACGTCAACAGTGGCGTTGTTGAAGAAGCCAGCGAGGTTAACGCTTGACTCACCAAACATTGCAACAGCTTCAACTTTCTCTTCGTAAGCACGACGAACGGCAGAAGCGCGACGTTGCTCAAGAGCAATGTTTGCCATTTGAGCGGCACGCAGTTCCTGCACGGTGTAGCCGAAGCTACCGCCGAACGAACGGATGTTGATGCTCTTCTCCACTTGGCTGATGTCGGCACGGGGCAGATCATCAGCAGCGTCCGCAATCAGTTTGAACTCCCCAGTGGAGTCCATGATGCGGTAGGTGAAGGTTTGTGCGCCAGGACCAGCTTCGCTAGTTACAGGCAGCAGGGTGGGGTACTTGATGTCGGCATAAGTGACTTCAAATACTTGGGGGCGGATGAACTCAAGCTGACGCTCAAGAAACAGGCCCGCTTCGTCCATGCGAAAATCAGACATTAGTAGGGCCTCCTATCAAGAATCAGCGGAGAGAGTGAAGCTAGGACCATTCAGTTCCAAGATCGCCAGTCCGCTACCAGTGGTGGAGGACAGATAGCGAGCATTGGAAAGGCGAACAGTTTTGCCAGAAGCAAAGGCATGGCTAAATTGACCAGCTTTGCCAGTGCCGCTTGCTGAGAACAGCACGCGAACCACAGACGAAGGATTGACAGCGCCAGTCACATAGACAGCCACTGCGCCTTCGTTGGCAACGTTCAGCACTTGATCAATCTTTACGCCAGGACGGTTGTCGCTATTAAGCGCAGTTTCGTCAACGTAGGTGAGCACGTTGATGCCAACTACGGTGTCGCCGCTAGCGGAAAGGGTTTTAGCAGAGTTGGCAACGGTGCCAGCAGAGTTGTACACTTGTACATCACCGAAAGGCAGGGTGACTGCGGTTTCGTTGATATAGGTGCCAATGGTGTTGTCGCGAATGTCAGTGAGTTGGCCTTCCAGAAGCGCAGCGTGGGTCAGAGCATAGCTCTGTTGCACACCACCAGCGGAAGCGGTCCCTGACGTGGTAAAAGTTACGGCCATGGGTCAGCGCTCCTTAGAGACGGAGAGAGGGGATTTCCAAGCATTCTGCAGCTTATCCATATAGGACGAAGGAGCAGACATTGGGGAAGCAATGGAAGCAACGGCTTTACGCAGTTCTTCCGTAGCAGCAGAATCGCCACGAGGAGCAGATTCGGCCAAGGTGTCGAACATCGCAGTCACATAATCATCGGAGCGTTCCGACAGATCAGCATCACCACGAATAGCCTTGATGGAAGCTTCCATGATTTCACGGGCAGACTTGCCAGCAAAATCAAAAGCGGAGTCAAGGGAAGTGCGAGCTTTGTCGATTAGCGCAATGCGCTCTTCAACGAGGCTGTCAACATTCACTTGCTTGGCAGCATCAAGATCAAGCTTGAGGCTTTCCACTTCTTCGGCAAGGGCATCGGCCCGCCCTTCGGCAGAGTCGCACTTACCTTTCATTTCTTTTTGCATGGCGTCCATTTCTTCCTTCATTTTGGAAGCTTCGGACATCATGCCATCGTACATTTTCTTCATGTCCTCGTAGGACTTTTTGGCGTCTTCCCGTTCTTTGGTAACAGCCAGAGCTACGCTCTCGGTCACCTCAAACTCAGCGCCATCGAAGTTGACTTTTGCAGTCATAGATGGTTCCTCAATGGGAGTAAATAGAGAAGGATCGGCAGCATCCAGGCGATCTAGATGAAGCTTCACTTGCGGGCCAGCGCGGCCCCTACGCACAACAGCAATGTGATTTCCGTTGATTTCCTTTTGGATGCCATCGTAATTTTCACCACTGTCGGTTACGCCTGGAGTCGCTTCATAATTGACGCGATAACCAGCGCTGACCTCCTTCGCATCACCACGCATAATGCGCTTAATGGCTTCTTCATCGGTGATTGTCATGACGGCACGAACGAATCCGTTGTCATAAACCACTTCAGTGCCACTAAAGCCAATTTGATAGTCCTTTGTATTGGCGCTATCTAATAGGACAGGAGGATGCTCAAGAGTAATTGCTTTGCCCGCAAATGAGGCCAAGCTTTCAGGAGACGCCACTTCACCTTCGGGGCGATATTCGCGACGAATGGAACCATCTGCATCGGTGTACATTTGTACGCCAGTGCGTGCGATGGTTGCCCAAGCACGGAGATAACCTTCGGGGGTTAGCTCGTACTTGTCAATCGGCGCTACGTCGTAACGAAAGCATGTGTCGCTCATGGTCATACTCTATCAAACAAGAATATGCGTGATAGACTAACTTAGGCTATTTTGCCTAGAAATGCAGCACATTCAACATCGTCGCATCACCACTCGCCTCCAGGCGCCAATTGTCACCATTCAAGAAAGCAGGCAAGTAATTGGAGAAAGAATGAGAGAGGCTCGTCTAAACTGTGGTTTGTCACAAGGAAGCATTGCAGAAATGCTTCACTGCGATCAAACCACTATCTCACGAATGGAACGTGGACAAATCTCCCCTGACTGCGCTCAAATTCGTATTCTTAGCTCTGTTTTTCAGCTTTCTATTTTGTACCTCCTCGGTTATCCTACGTTTGTGGTTTCCGCAGTAGACAATTAGTCGTCGTCATCATCATCACATTCGCCACGGATTTCGGCAAGCTGATCCTCCAGATTTTCCATTATGTACGATTTTGCTATTGCTTCAATTTCAAAAGTTAGAAACTTAGTGGATTCAAAATAGTCATGAGGCTTGTCGTAGTAGCTTACGGCAAAGATGTGTGTTTCATCAAGGCGACCATTCTTGAAATGTTGCTCTTCAACTAAGCGCCATTGTGAAGTTTCACGGTGCTCATTAGCGGAAAGAATGGCTAGCGCTTTCATCACGCCAATGCCTTCTTCTTCTTCTTCAATCACCCGTACGTATTCGCTCATTGTTTGGATTGGCGACTTTCAACCATCTTAATGATGCGGGAAGCCCATGACCTACCCGCGTCTCCGCCCCATAGTTGCCAGGCGATGTAACCAGCATCATCTTCACCTCCGCTTTTATTCTTTTCATGGCGGGAGAAAAACGCAGCCATGCGTTGAATAGTGGCGAAGCTTATGCCGCCGCCGCCTGCGAGATCACCAGCTCTGGCCACTCCGCTCCCAATGCCCTGTTTGCCAGC